ATGGACTGTACCGTAAAAGGCAATCTGCCCTCCGAAATTTTTGAGGACATTAAAAAAATTGCAGACAACAGGATAAATTTTCAACAGTTAAAAAACAAGACTGTTTTCGTGTCGGACTGTCACGGACTTATTGCATATTACATTATATGCACATTGCTTGAGGGCAACGATTTTTTTGAAAACAACACAAGGGTAATCACCCTTGCAAAAAGCCGTGAAGATGCCGAAAAGCAGTTCGGAAACCTTACTCTCCGCAAAGATTTTGTTGTTGAAATCGGAGAGTCAAAGAACTTTCCGGAGATTGAAAGAGCCGACTTTGTAATATACTGCAACTGCCCGTGTGAGGTTGCAGAGGAAGATTGCAGTAATCCCGAAATTGCGGATACAATCACTTCGGGCTTTGCAAATGTGCTTGAATATGCAAAAGAGTCAAATGCCGAATCGGTTCTGCTCGTATCTTCATATATGGTTTACGGGGAGGTTTTCAGCGGTAAAAATAACATTTGCGAAAACGACCTCGGCTATCTTGATCCGACCGATGCCGACAGTGCATACGCACAAAGTATGCGTTCAGCCGAAACACTTGCTGTTTGCTATGCTGAAAAGTTCGGTATGAATGTAAAAATCGCCCGTCCCTGCCCCACACTCGGAGGTGTCAGAATGAGCGATGAAAGAAAATGGGCAAAGCTGATTGTCAGTGCGGCAAAAAATCAGAGCATTATGCTTACAGATAACGGTGGCGAAAAGTTCAGCTTTTGCTATGTGACGGACACGGTTTCTGCATTGATTGATATTTTGCTTAGCGGAAAAAGCGGTGAGGCATACAACATTTCAAACGATAACGCAAATGTGATAATGCGGGAATTTGCACAGCTTGTAAAATCGGCAAATCCCGAAAAGAATCTCTCCGTAGTGTTCGTTCACAGAAAAGACGAAGAAGAACCCGAATTTTCTCCGTCATCCCCCGCACCGTATGTTTTGTGCAATGATAAAATAAAATCACTCGGCTTTAGTCCGAAAACCACGCTTAAAGACGGAATAAAACGCAGTATAAGAGCAACAGAACTGCGTGCAGAATTGCGAAGGATAAAGTAATGCGTATTAAAGATTTTTTAAACGAATTTGAGGCCGACAGGGCGGCATTGCCCGGAGTTGAAAAAGAAACTCTTGCAAAGCTCAGGAACAAAACAATTGTCATCTCGGGTGGTGAACTTGCAAGGTGTCTTTGCTATGCCTTTCTCTACAATAACGAGGCTAAAAGGCTCGGAATAAAAGTTATCCTTCTCGGCAAATCACGCAACGCAATGGCATCATACCACAGCGAACTCTTGTTAAGAGATGATTTTGATTTTGTAGATTATAATTCTGCATCAGAAATTTCAAGTGCCGACTATGTAATTACAACAGGAATCTGCGGTGAACATACAGACAACAACCCACAGATTATGATTGACGGCATTGCAGAGATAAATGCCTGTGCCAAAATTGCAAAAGCCACAGGCGCAAGAGTTGTCGTTGTGAACGACAGCAGAATTTACGGCAAAGCCAAACCGCACAGAGTTTATTCTGAAAACGAGTACGCAGAACTTGACGCAACCTCTCCCTCATCGCTTGCAGGTCAGCTTATGAGAACGAGAGAAACCACCTTGCACTCGGTTTTGAAGAACAGCGAATCAACCGTTACAACGCTCAGAACGGGCATAATTTTGGGAGCGTCAAGCAACTTTACAAGCGTGCTTGATCCTGTTTTTGACGATATAGCCAACCGCCGTGACACAGTTGTTCCTGCAACAAGGGATCGCTGCACCTTTGTTTATATCAACGATGTTTTAAAGGCGATTGTTTTCGCAATGACAAATCTTGAAGAAAACGCAGTTTATAATGTCGGCGGCAAAAACTGCAACGCATCGCTGATTATGATTGCGGCTGTTCTCAACGATATTTACGGCAATCGCTGTACAATTGAGTCGGGCAATTTTACGGAGCTTGACGGCTGTGCAATTAATTCAAACAAGATTTCCGTAAACGAATGCACTCCCGACATTGACCTTGAAACCATGCTGAAAATCTGCATAATGGACAAGATGAAGTCCGAAAAAGTTCTGCGTATCCCCCACTCACATGAGCGCAGACTTGATTCAATCCACGAAATTCAGCTTGCATTTCTGCTTGAAACCGACAGAATTTGTCGAAAGCACAACATAAAATATTTTCTCGGCGGCGGAACACTTCTCGGTGCAATCCGTCACAAAGGATTCATTCCGTGGGATGATGATGCCGATATTATGATGTTGCGTGAAGATTTTGACCGATTTTGCGAGATTGCGCCAAAGGAACTTCCGAGCAATATGACTTTTCAATCGTACCATACGGACAAGGCTTGTTTCTATGAATTTGCCAAGGTCAGACTTGACGACACTTTCTTTGCAACCGACTTTGCAAAAGACCACCACGCGATGCACAACGGAATTGCGTTTGATATTTTCTGTCATGATAACACAGCCAATTCAGCAATCGGACGAAAAATTCATATGGCTGTGACTCTGTTCACAAGAGCGCTGGTGTTCAATAAATGGAATAATCGTAAGGCTGAAAACGGCAGTAGAATCCAGAGCATTGTAACAAATTTCTGCAAAAAAATATTTCCGCTCAGATTCAGTATGTGGCTTGAAGTCCGTACTTTAAAATTCTTTAAAAACAAAAAGAATGCAAAATATCTCTATGACGGAATGGGCAGAAATATTTATAACGGTGCGTTTCCAAAGGAATATCTTGACGATGTTGCTTATGCCGACTTTGAGGGTTACAAGTTCCCCGTGCCAAAGGAATATGACAAGTACCTTACTTTCCTCTACGGCGACTATATGGAGCTTGCACCGCTGTCAACAAGAATGGGTTGCCACGAAATTGCCCTCTGCGACATCGGAAAATATGACGGTTTCAAAATCCGCAAACCCGATTCTGAAAAATAATCAGCGTAAAACAGACCGATAAAATAAATGTGACTTGACACTTACCTGTCGGTCTGCTATAATAACATAGCACATTTTGAGTGCTGTTGCGGAATCAGCCGAAGAGTAAGATTCGTCTGAAAGTAAGCTCCGCCTCGGTTTCCCCACCGTGTAAAAATCAAGGGATTTAAATTGATTATGCAAAAGTTGACACAATCATTTTCAACTTTCCATTTTCAATTTTCAATTTAATAAGCAGGTATGGCGGAATTGGCAGACGCGCATGGTTCAGGTCCATGTGAAAGCAATTTCATGCAGGTTCAAGTCCTGTTACCTGCACCATAGCTTTTTACCCCAGTAAATACGATATTTACTGGGGTTTTGCTATACTTAAATCACTCTAAAACACGGAAAAATACATATCGTAGCTAACACACAGCTAACAAGTAGCTAACAAATCTACAAATAACAAATTCCCCTCACTCGCTTTTTTTACGGCGGATGAGGGGGATTCTTTTGCAATTATGTGTTTTTTTTATTTCTTTATGCAGTTTGTTTAATTGCTGAATTTATTCTTTCCTCAGCAATTTTGTAATACTTTTCGTCAAGCTCAACACCGATAAAATCACGGTTTGTATTTATGCAGGCAATTCCCGTTGAACCTGAACCCATGAAGCAATCAAGGACGGTTGCGTTTTGCAAAGTAGTTTTTTCAATTAAAAATTCAAGGAGCTTAACAGGTTTTTCGTTCGGGTGAATTAATTTACATGGTGGTACTCTTGAAACAGAAATTAAGTCCTGCGGTCGTCCGTTTTTGAATTTAAAATCATCGTTCGGTATCCAAATAATACTCTCGTATCTGCCGCCAAATTCCTTTTTTAAATTTCCCATACCGTGACTTTTCTTGTCCCAAATGAGAACATTTTTAGGTTTTAAACCGTTACGAATGAACTCGTCAATGAAAATCTGCTGAACATCCCAACGGGTAAAGCACAAAACACCACCTGTTTTTGTGATTTTGGACTTTATCAACGGTATAAAATCTGTAATAAAAGTTCGGTCATTCAAAACTTTAGATTTTCTTTTACTCTTATCATTATGCCACCTGGACTGAAAATCAATCCCATAAGGCGGGTCTGTCAGCAACAGGTCAACGCTGTTATCGGGCAAAGTTTTCAACACTTCAAGACAATCGCCTTGATATAAATTTACCGTTTTCGTCACCCCAATTCTTTATTTGTGATATCCGCACCGCTACATAAAATTTGCAACGGTGCGAAATATTTAACATCAGCCAAGTGCCTTTTTAGCGTTGGCAATTTTGTTGTCTTTTGCTCTAATACCATCGTTGATAAGATGATAGATAGCATTGATTGTCTTTTCTCCGACAATGCCATCAACTGTGACCTTACCTGCTCTCTGTGCCTCTTTGATGGCTTTTAACGTTCCATCTCCGAAACCGTTTGAGTTATCAACCTTTGTCTTGATAATTTTCATGTTATAAAGGGTAATCAACTGCTTCTTGAACGCAAGTGTTGCTGTATTGTGTGCGCCGTATTTAATCATTTCCTCATTCTCCTTATTTGATGTTTTACCGCCGAGCTGTGCGGTTACTTCGTCTGCAAGATTGCCAAGCCTGTTATAAAGCCAGTCACCTGGGCAAGATTTATTTGCAAACCACCTATGTACAGTCAAGACCATTTCGCCTGATCTTGGCGAATAGTTTAAAGTCTTGTCCTCGTTACCGAACCAAAGCAGTTTAGTCTTGCCGTTACGCTTGCAGATGTCAACACAGAGTGCAACGAGTTTGTTGTACACCTTACTGTTCATGGTGTACGGAGCTACCGTGTCGCTTGCACATTCGATTGTGACTGCACGCTGGTCATTGGCGTTTGATGAACTGCACCAAGAACGATTACCCTCATCTACACAAAGCAACACTCTGCCGTCATAGCCGATTCCGTAGTTACAGCTTGCCTCACAGGCTGTATTCATAAAGATGTTGCCGAGAGTTTCGACACTGCACTGACCTACTACGCAATGTGGAGTAATGCGGTCAATGCTGTGTGTGCGTTTACCGCTGTGGTTTGGGCTTAATTTTGTGTAATTAACAAGTTTTGAATTACTCATAATTTAATTATTCCTCACTTTCGTAAAGCTGTTTTGCAAGGACATATCCTTCGAGCTCCCACAACTTGTTTTCAATTCTCGCCATACAGATTTCTGTACCGATTTTTTCGTCATAGTTTGCAGGGGAAACTGCTCCGCTTGCTTCAACTATAACAAATCCGTTTGGTAATTTACAGCTTACAATGGTTACCTTGCCGTAAACTGTTTCGACCTTAATTTCTGATTTTTCAAGTAATTCGTCAATCTGTCGCTTTGTAACGGTATTTGCCATAATTATTCCTCGCTTTCGTCTGTTTTGTTATATTTATAAGCTGACAAGCCGAGCAGAGCGCCTAAGAAGGTGTCAACGGCTGTGATAGTGCCTACAATCTGTTCGCCGTATGGCAAGCCCCAAATGCCTGCTACGGCAAAGTAAAGTGTACCGATTGCAGGCAGTACGATAAGAGCAATGTATTTAAGTACATCATAGATTTTGTTTGTCATTTTCATTATTATCATCCTTTCAATTTAAATCTTCCGCCGAATGTGCCGACTGGTTGAGGTACTTATCAATCTTATTGATAGCCTCGGTAACTCTGCCGTTACAACCCTGCTGTTTCAGACCATCAAGACACGCACGGAGTGCATACATTGTCAAGGTCTGTTCGCCTTTGATTTTTTTGATTTCAGCGTTCTGCTTTTTGTTGTTTTCGATAAATTTAAAAACACCAAATACAACACCGCCAATTAAGGCTAACGCAGATATGGTTTCGGCAAGCTGTACAATATCAATCTTCATCGCTTACACCTCACTTTCGACAGGATCATCTACAGTAGGGTTATCACCCCACACCGCCATGACAGCGTTATAGTATTCATCAGACAGCACCGTTTTGAGCTGTTCTCTGCCCGTCTTGCTGTTCATGTATGCGTTGCGGATGTTTCCGCCGACCTGCATTTCTTCACCGTTAAAGGTCAAAAACTGCTGTCTGAGTACCGACACGCTGTCCTTTGTGAGCATATCAAGTGTGATTTTTTCTTTTAATTCCATTTTTTCATACCTCCGTTATTTAATTTTGTACAAGCAAATCACATTAATTTGCTCGCCGTCTGCGAATGTATATGCGGTCTTATCCTGAGTCGAAAACTGTAGCCAAGTGTTATTTTTCGGAATGGCAAATTTAAAAATCTTGCCGAGGTTTGAAATGCCGACACAAAAAACATTATCCACAGCAATGCACTTGTACGGCAAATCAATCAGCAGATATGTACTGCTTGCTCCAATTGTAACAGCATTCATTTTGACGGTTGCACTGACGATTACGATGTCGCCAATCGTCTTATATGTACAGCTTGCACTTTTGATTTTATCGGCAACGGTTGAGTACGGTGTAAGAGTTGATGTTCCGCTTTCAATATTTGACGAATCGTATTTAGTTGCAAGAAGCTTGTCCGTTTCTTCTGATGAGTAGGTTTCATTCGTATCGTAATAATACTCGTTAAGATATCCAATACTCGGATAATTAGTATTGCTGTCTGTAATGTCCGTTTTGGAACTTACTTTGTTTGAATTATCCTCTTTGCTTTTAAGAGCATTGGCTACATCTGTTGCATTAGCTTTGTCTGTAAGAGCTTTCTCTGCCGTCTGCATTCGTGCTGATAACTGACTGACCGTGCTTTTATCAGCTTTATTAGACACAGACGAATCAATCCCGTCAAGCCTTGCTCCAAGCGATTTAGAACTGCCTCTTGCTGTGGCTATTTCGGTTTCAAGTGCAATTGCTCCGTCTGTTGCCCGTTCAATCCCCTCGTCCATATGGTTGAGGTTGTCGGCAGTCAGCGGAGTTGCTGTTGAGGGAGTATTTTCCCAGTTCATTCGTGTGTATTTGTTCAATTTTTATTCTCCTTTCGCTGTGATTTTGTCTGTGAGTGCCTGTATGCCTGTAAGCTCTCTTGACAGCACATATGATGTCACGGTTGCGGTTTGTGGAGTGCCGTCAGCGTTATAGGCATAGTTGCCGTCAGCGTTGGTTACATAATATTTAATCTGTATCATATCGCCCGGTTCAACCCACAGTCTGCCGTCAAGGGTTGCCTCGATAGGCTTATAAATTTTATGGTGTATTCGCTTGCCTGTATCGCCTGAAAACAAATTTTCAAACTTATGTATCCACGCACCGCCTGCGTTATCGTTTTCCTGCCATACAAGAATGTTATCTGTCATATCATAGGTTTTACCGCTTAAAAACTTGTAGCTACGCACCTTTGCGGTTCGTGTAGAACCTCCGATTGCAAAGTCAACAGTCCCGTATGTACCGCTTGATTTTTCGTCAGCGTTGAATGCCTCGTAAAAGTCATATTTTTCTGCTTTTGTTGTATCGGTTTCAAGGTTGATAAAAACAATGTTACCGCCTTTTCGGCTATCGGGTTTAACAAAAGCAAACACACCGAGCATTTCCGCTGTATAATTAAGCAATTGACCGTAATTAACCTTTTCGGAATCATTAAGCCATACTTTGTTAAAAATTTTCATATTCTTAACAGTCAGATTCTCAGCCTTGTTGATAACCTCGTTAAGTAAACGGTCGGATAAAAAATGGGCATCAGGTTGACCGCATAGGTTAATAAATTTTTCAGAAACCATTGCCAACAGTGCATAAACCGAAGTGCTGTTAGAATTGTTATTCCAGAGCTTTTGCAGAACGTTTGTACAGTCGGTTTCATAAAGCTGTGAAATCACATCATAGGCGGTTATGCTGATTTTGTTCTGATCCGTTTTATTGACCTCGGCTTTGTCAATCATACCGTTAAAAATGCACCACGACTTTGTTGTCACGGCTTCGCCCGGATAGAGAGTGTCGCTTGGATATAATGAACTGCTCGGCAGTATCGGAGAGCCTGACGGAAAAGTTTGTGTCAGCTTAACTAAAATCCAACAACCGACAAGTTTTGAAACATCAAAGGTTCTGTCAACGGTGTTCAGCAGTCCGATTTTAAATTCGGAAGCAATGCAACCGCCAAACTTCAACTTATTTTCGTCACAAATCGACTGTTTAAGGCCCATACTTTCGCTTTCAATGTTGGTTTCGGTGATGACATCAAACTTGCTGTCGGATGAAAAGATTTCGAGCTTGTTTGAAATCAGCTCGTTAATAATTTTCTGCTTATGCGTACTTGAAACGGATAGCAATCTGTCACCCCCTTAATACTCAATAAAAGTGAAAGTCACGGCATTGTATATGATGTTGTTTTTGGTGATTTTCTTGACCTGATAGGTGATGTCGGGCATATAGGCGGTCATTGTGCGATATGCAAGAAGTTCATCGTCCCAATACTCGACACGGATTTTACGCTGTTGAGAGTTATCCCACGAACTATTCAAAGCACTTCTAATCGACTGCATTTGTGCAAGGTTGAGTTCATCAACGGTTGTAAACTCAATTCTCGACTTGTAATTTGGCGAAGTTGTGCGGTGCAGAAGGTTGTTGCTGTCACGGTATGCCTTAATTTCGGTTCTTTGGAGCGGAGTGCCGTTGTAGTTATCCTTTGCGATGAGTTTGTGCGGAAACAGCTTACCGCTCTTAGGAAACCTTATTAAATAACCTTTAAAATTTGCCATGTCATCATCTCCTAATCTAACGCACCGACACCGTGACGCTTTTTGACTGCGTTGTTGCGTTTTACAATGTTGTTAAAAATCACTTCGCCGTCAAGATTTACGGTAAGGTTAATGTCACCGCTGTCACCTGTTGAGCCTATCTCTGCCATAGCCTCAATAAGTGCCTGTTTGATAGTTGAAATCGGCGAAACAACCTCAGCCTCACGCTTGTTATCACCGAGTACGGCAAGAAATTCACCGTAATTTGCCGGAACAACCGTACCTGTGGCAAGTCGGGGAACTGTAATGTTAGGCAGTCCAACATTGCCGTTTACGCCCCCTAACGCTTCATAAGCAATCTTTGCCGCTGTACTCATTCCGCCTGAAATAGCACTGCCGAGGCTGTTGAACGGACTAACAAAATTGTTGATAAAGCCTTCCGTTTTGCCCAAAATCGAATTAAAAGAATTTGTAAACACATTTCCCAAGCTGTCCATACATACCATAAGGTGAAGTTTCATGGAATTAATACCATTAATCAATCCTTGCATAACATATACACCTGTTTTGTATGTTTTCTTTGACGGTGAATGACAGTCCACACCGTCTTTGCCGTTAAGAGCGTCAAGATATGTAGAGGCTGTTTCAAGACCTTTTTTTCTAACATCTCCGATATATTCCTTGACACCTGTAGACATGCCAAAAACCATATTTTTGCCTGAATCCTTGGCAGCTTGTGTAAGATTATCCAAAGACTTCCATTGAGATTTTTGAACCTGTTCGGTGCTGATAAGGCCTGCATTGTAAGCCATAAGAACCGCAGAGGCATCACTGTAATTACCGTTTACAACTGCCTGCATTCGCGCAAGGTCTGAACTGTTAAGCTCAAGCTGTGCCGCCTTTTCACAGGTTTCATCGTAACCTAAACTTGCTTCGTCAAGTTTGCTTTTCAGTTCTTCGTATTCATCTTTCAACTTTCCGTAAGAGGTGTTTGCTTTTCGGTCAACACTCTGTAATGTCCAAAAATCAGGAACATCTAAATTGAGATTATCATAGTTCCATTTTTCCTTAAATTCATCAAGAGCCTGTTGCGCTTGTTTGTACTTAACAGCCGCATCACTTACGCTCTTGTTTGATTTAATCATCGCCTTTGAATTTTCTTCCATAAGGTCAGAAATTGCACTTGAACTTGCAACCTGCTTGTACTTCAAAATAAGTTCGTCAAGTTTTGTTATGATTTCATCGGTATTACCATTTATACGAATTTTGCCTTTATCATCTTTTGATATGTACTTATCCCAAGCTTTTTCAAATTCAGGGTACTTGTCAGAAAAATACTCGCCGATAGTTTCAAGCTCTGCCTGTTCCTCAGGCGTGAGATTAGCCTTTTGCAAGAGTTCATCAAGACGCTCTTTGTAATTGTCAATAACTCCCATATCCGTGGAAGTATTATCAAGCGATTCTTTGATTTCGTCGCATAAAGTGCTGACATCTTCTTTACACTGATTAACTGCATCAACATAACCCTGCATTTCTTCTGTTGCCTGTTTAAATCCGAGCTTTTCAAGTTCTTCGTCATTAGCAAGTTTAATAGCAGTCACAAGACCTGTCAGCGCACTTGCAACACCGCCTACAACAGCAAGGACAGGGTGCGTGCTAAAAACAGTAACCATACCGTCTATTGCGTTTTTTATCCTGTCTATGCCTTTTGCAATAGCTTGTGCAGTTTTAAAAATCACAAGAGCTGTGCCGAAACTGACTAATGCTCCTGCAAGCGCCTGCAAAGCGTCTGCACTTATTGAACCTACCATTTTACCCAAAAGCTCTAACGCTCCTGCAAGGGCTTCTACAAGTTTCGGAACTGCTTCTTCAATTGTCCATTTTGCAAGTGGGAGAAGAATATTCTTGTATGCCTGTTTCAGCTTATCTCCACAGGCTTTGAGCAAATTTCTGAACGCCTGTCCGAGGTCGGCAACAGCTGATACAAGCGGTGACAAATCAAGACTTTCAAGCCATTCAAGGCGAATTTCTGACATATCACTCAAAAAGCCTGTGATATCTTCAACAATGCCAAGGATTGCTTCCCAAATCTTTTTGCCCGATTCATTTTTGTCCCAAGCCTGTTTGATTTTAGTCCTCAGAGTTTTGGTGTAGTTGTTGCAGTTTTTGATAATATTCAGAATATTAGTCCAAATTCTCTCACCGGTGCCGTTATTCCAAACTTTGCGAAAATCCTCTGCAATCGTATTTACAAGTTCAAGCAAGCTGTTCCATTTGTCGATAATGGATTGCACAACCTCGTCACCAAGTCCAGCCTTATTCCAAGCCTTTGTAAACGCTCCTGAAATATCACCGATGATATCAAAAACATTTTTCAAAAGCTGTTTGATGTTTCCGATAATCTTTTCGCCTGTGCCGTTTTTCCACACTCTCTTCCACGATTCACCGATTGAAACAAAAGCATTTTTCAGATTATTCAAGGCTCTTTTAATGCTGTCAAAAACCTTGTTTGTACGCTTTTCAATCGCTGTTGCGGCAGTATCAAGTGCGTTAACTGCGGCTCTAGAGAATTTCTTTGTGGGGCTGTTTACTGCTGTGCTGTCATCTGATGAACTGTTTTCAAGGCTCATCACATTGAGCCTGTCAAATCCTTGAAGATTGTCTTTAATTTCCTTTGTCTTTTTCGATGTTGTGGCAAGTGCAGAGTTTGCACTCTTTGTTTCATCGGTGAGGTCTGTCATTTCAGAGCTTGCGGAATTTGCGGAATTGTCGGTTGCAGATGAAAAGCCGAAAACCTGTTCCGTAAAGCTTTTGAATTTTTCCGTTGCAACATCTAATTTTTCGATAAAAGAATTAAGATTTTTTAACAGCGGAGAAAACACATTGATAAGACCTTGACCGAGTGTAGCTTTCAGGCTGTCAAGTCGGAGCTGTAAAATTCTTGTCTGATTCGCCCAACTGTCCTGCGTTCGGACAAAGTCACCCGTCGCATTGGCAAGCTGGTCTTGCACAAACTTGTAACGCAATGTTACTTTTTCGGCTTCGGTCATTTTTGCTGTAGTTTTGCCGTAACCGTTTGCAAGGGCATAGCTATCAAGCGCAGTCTGTGTCATTACAATGCCTAAATCTTTTAAAGTTTCGGTTTCGCCCGAAAATACTGATTTAAGTTTTGTATAGGCTTCGTCCTGTCTGATGTTGTAGAATGAAGCAACATCGCCTGCAAGTCCTGTCAGCGTGGTTGACATATCATAGGCTTCTTTCTCTGTAAAACCGAAAGCCTCAGCCATTGAGCCGAAAGTACCGACATACCGCTTTGCCATTGTTTCGGACAAACCAAAAGAATTAGCTGCACTTTTTGCCCACTTGTCAACCTGTTTGGTCATTGCCGGAAAAGTAACATCAACAACATTCTGCACCTCCGCAAGGTCAGAACCAAGCTCAATGCACTCTTTGCCGAAATTTGTAATTGCATAAGTGCTGAAAGCAACAGCGGCAGTCTTTGCAAAGGTCTTAAGCTGATTTTTTACCCTTTCGATTGATTTGGTAACAGTAGTATTAACCTGTGCCAAACCGCCGTTAAAACCCGATGTATCAAGTTTCGTGTCAAAATTCAGATAACCGTCAACCGCCAAATTTTCACATCCTTTCATTTAAAAATGGGCATAAAAACAGCGCACACCGTTATGATGTACGCTAATAAAATTTTGCAAAAGAACAGCCACCCCCGTTTGGAGTGGCTTTTTCGTTTTATTCAATCATTGATTTCAGCTCATCCATATGCTCTGTAACACTTGCGACTTTATCAGTGCCAAGAGAATATTTAGCCAAATCTATCTCACCGCTAATCCAACGGTCATTATCAGTTGTCGGAAGATTTTCATTTTTCAGAATATAATCACCGAGGTCATTTTCAATCTCATCGAGCTTTGCTTCTGCTTCTTCGGCAGTAAGTGTTCCGTCAACATAACTCTGCATATATTGAATGGCTTTTTTTGCTGAATTGATTGCAACATTACTGTACTTAGCCACCTCAGTTGTTACCATTTCGGAAGTTTCAGCCTTTATATCGGTGTTTGAACTGCTTTCCGCTGTTGTACCGCAGCCAACAAGCGATACTGCAAAAACTGCGGTTAATGCTAACGCTATGAGTTTTTTCATTGTTTATCCTCCTAAATGTTAAAACAATATAGTTTTTATTTAATCATACACTAACATTTAGAGAATGTCAACAATATGTGATAAGATACTACACTACACAAGCGAATTTATGAAGTCAAGTTCCTCTTTATCTTCGGCTGTAAATTTGGGTTTTAGGTCTATAAGTTCTTTATGTTCGCTGTAGAAATCCCGTTCGGTTTTGTCGAGCTTTTTATGCTTTGCCTTTTTGGTGCGTATTGAAATCACCTGTGTAAACAAGCCGTCGCCCACTTCATTGAACAAGCCGAGAAAAGTCCACCAATGCATATAATCGACTGTGCGTGTTTCCGCTCCTGCAACCTTATTGAGAGCAGGGAAGATTATATGTCCGTCCTGTTCCCAATCAAGCACACGAACGGGGAGCTGTTTGCCCTGCGGAATATCTCCGCCGTCAAGATACCAAGTTGCCCTGTCAAGTGCCTTTTGGTAATTTTCGGGGATTTCCTTGTAAAGGCACTCGACACACACTCGGCATTTTTCAAAATCGTTCAGATCATCGTCTGCATAGGCTTTGAAAATCAGCAGAGCAACACGGAAGTCGGAATTGATTTCGTAGTTTCTACCGTCAACCTCAAGGCTTTTCGGCAGTAATTCAATCACTTTTTCACCTGTGAAGTGTATTTGCCAACTTTCTTATTGGAAATTTTCTGTGCCGATTCAAAATCAGCCTGCATAACAGGAATAAGCACTTCAAGGAAGTTTTCAAAAATCGGCTTACCGCCCGCAAGTGAAAGACAGTTAATTTCACCAAAGGCAACCGTGCAGACATCCGAACCGAAAATGTAGTTAATCTGTTCTCTGATGTCCTTGTCGCACTCGGTGATAAGCTGAATTGCGTCTGTGTTTTCAGCTTTTTCAGCGTTTTCATACTTCTTCTGAATCTGCTCAATATTCTTGACTGCCTCGTTTAGCCTTGCAAGAATGCCCACATCCGCGGTGTTAATACGGATTACTGCGTTTTCGTCATCGCCAATCTGATACTCCTTGTAACCTCTGTCAAAAACAAGTTTCTGCATAAATCAATCCCTCCCCAAAGATTAAACCGTTGCGGTAAAGGTCGGCACTTTCTTCTCAATTGTAGCCGTACCCTGCTGTCTGTCGCCGTTAAATGCGATGTTAAACGGAATGTTCACACCGCCCTGAGCACCGCCGTAGGACTGTGGCTTTACGATACAGGTTTCAGTCCAAGCGTCATACGGACCTGTCTTTTTGTCTACTAAAACTTCAAGAATTGCAGTCTTGCAGTCGTCGCCTGTAAGGCGGTTCATTGCAATATCCTTAATCTTTTCATAGATTGCATCGCCTGTGTTTGCGTAATAAGTGTCTGCGTCAATTGACGGTTCATAGCCGTTATCGTTTACAACCGTTTCATCAAGAATGTTCTTGACTGTTTCTGTGTCGGGGTTGAGTTCAACGGACATATCTTCAATATCTCTGCCAATCAAAAACCACTTAGGGGTTTCGCCACCAAACGAAGCGTCAATGTAGTGCATAAGATAACTTCTTTTGAGTTTACCGATATCGGGTGTTGTTGCCATAATTAAAATTCCTCACTTTCGATTTTGTAATCTGCGGTAATCTGTAACTGATACATTACATTACCGATTAAATTGCTGTCGGGTATGTCATAAAGCATACCGTTTGAACAGGTTATTTTTGTGAGCGTACCTGCAAGCTCATTGTTGCCAACCGTTACGGTCAGCGTTTGCCCCTTCGCCTGTTTTTCAAGCCACAGCTGTAACTCGTTAATAAGTCCGCTGTTGGCAAGGCGGTCATAGTCATTAACCGACTGATAAACAGCGTACAAGATGAATGTGTGCTGTCGCTCCTGATTGCCGAGAACATCGGATTTAATCAGTGTATCGCCTGTCGGAGATAAACCGTAGCTGTCGGTGTCAGGGGTTGTGTAGTCAATGTGCAGAACATCGTTCAGCTTTGGAAAGCTCATGACAATGCTCTGCATAAGTTCAATTATATTCATTCTGCCGTACCTCCTGCCACTTTTGCAGCACCCTGTAAAATCTCTTTTTTACGGTCGGCTTTCATTCGTTCAAACCACATCTTGCCGGCAAGAGGGTGCTTTGCCCGAGAATAAACAAGCATTTTGCCTGTGGGGTGTTTCTTCTGTCCTTTAGGGCTGAAATAGCCCACAATAACACCGTTTTCCTTAATCGGGATATTGGGACCGTAAACCTTGCCGTAGTAGAGATACCTCGCATACGGTGTGTTCTGATGAATTTCACCCGAGCCTATAACCGTTGAGAGGGTTGCCGACTTTTCAAGCACGCCGTTTCTGAATGGTGTATAGGGTTTCATCAATCGTAAAACCGTGCTGTCAACATACTTTTGCACCTTTAACATATCGGCATTTTTGCGGACTGCAAACTTTTTATCCCAGAGGAAACCTGCCGTACCGTTTTTCGACTTGATGACAAAATCTGGCGGTTGAACAATCTTCATGCAATCACCTCGCCGAAATTTTGATGTGCTGTAAATCGGTTACGCCGTAGAGCTTTTCATCAATTGACATAACCGCATAGCACCTGTGTTTTTGCTTTAGCGTTTTAAGGCTCTGTGACACGCTCTGAGGGTTTGAATTATCAAAGGTAAAATTACTCTCGTCCTTAATAATAATGTCCTGTGCGCTGTTCTGAGGAGTACATAGCTGACCTGCAAAAAGGTTTTCGCTCGGCTTTAAAAAGCCGGGCAAAAGCCCTGCGGATTCAATCGGAATATACACCGTCACGCTGTCAGCGTTCTGCATTCCGCTTTTAAGCACATTGCGAGCCTTGTTCTCCTGCCAATGACATTCGGGAATGAAATAACGGTCATAGCCTGAGCCGTTGAATCTGTAGATTGTGCAGGAGCTTTCAGGGGTAATAATCATCTGCGACCACCTCTGTACAGCAAATCGGTGTCGGCAAGATACTTGTAAATTGTGTGTCTGACAGCCTTTTTATGGGCGGTTTTACGCTCTTCTTCGGACACATAGCTTACGGATTCATCACCGACGCTTGCAGATGAAATTCCTAAATTTGCGGACTGCTTTTCATCGTTATATACTAGCTCTGCAAGCTCACAACAGCAGAGTTTTACGCTTTCGGGAATATTGTTCCCGTCAACATTTTCGCCTGTGTATGCCTTAATGAGCAGGGTTGCAGAGCGTGCATAATAATCAAAGGCGGAAACAATGACCGCCTTTCTGCCACAGAGATATTCAGAGATGTAATAGCCTTCATCGGCATAAGCGGTCATAGTAAAACTCCTTTAAGCCTCTACGGCTGAATGGCAGTAGATACCTGCCTTTTTATTCTCGTAAACATCGGCAATACCGACCATACGATAACCAAACTTCCAACCGTCAGAACTCTGATTAACTGACGGCTCAATAACCTTTGTGTCAAGGTGCTTTGTGAACTGAATCGGAGCAGAGCCGTGAATAATCATAAAGTTGATATTCTTGCCCGAAGTCGCCTTTTTGTAACCGCCCTTTTCCTTGCTTGAAGATGTGCCGTCAAGCTGTTCAATTGCTGTATAGAATCTTGACTGAGGCACAAGTGTGGTATCTGCAAAACGGCTGAGAACCTCCCTTGACTTTGTTGTATCGAGATCCTGCACAAGACCGTAAAGCGGTGATGTGATGAAAAGGTGTCTGTTCTCGAAAGGAACTTCGTCCTCATCCATTTTTGTTGAGGCTGTGCGGAGAGCCTTTACAACCTCTTCGCCTGTTGTGAGAGTTGCACTCACGGAAGAAATACCGCTTGTACCGGCATACTTTGCAAAGCGGAAAGCGTCAAGCTCGGGAACAACCTTTGTGCGGATAAACTCGCCCGAAAGTCTGCCGAATGCAATGCCTGCCGTTTCTGCATTATCCATTGTGTCAACCGTGAACATTCTGCCACGGTCAAAGTTACATTTCACAGTTTCGTTCGTAAGCTCAACATCGCCGTCAACATAACCGCTGTTGCGTGAGTAGTCAGCAAGACCGTCCATTGTGAGCATCGGAATGATAAGCTCGTTTGCGTTAGCGCCCTGTGTTGCAAGGTCTGACGCACCGTCAATTTTGCTTGTGAGTGCCGACTGCTTATAGACCTCATCAAGCAACGCTGTGTACTGTTTAAAAAGTGCAATTGTGTTTGCCATAATAAAATCACCTCATAGATTTAATAAAATTATTTCTTTTCGGCAGAAAGTCCCATAGCCGCACGCATTGACGCAAGCGGATTTGAGCCCGTACCGCCGTTACCTGTATCGGTTGCACCGACAGGATTCTGAAAAGGCTCGTCAGAACCGAACATATAGCCGTTTTCGGACTTAACCTGTTCGAGAGCCTTTTTGATGTCATCTGCCTGATTTTTAGATGTTTTCAGGTTTTCAAGGTCAAGCAGAGCCTTGACAGCCTTTGCATTTTTCGCACCGCTCTTTGAAACAGCGGTGTCAAGAACAGAGTTAAACTCCATGTCGGCGATTTTTATCTGATACTCGTTTTCCTTTGTTTCAAGTTCGCCGTTGAGCTTTTTGATTTCGCCCTTGAGCTCGTCCACATTGACACCCTCAAACTTTTTGAGTGCAGTCTGCGCAGTTTCAAGCTGTGACTTGTAGTTGTCCCTTGATGTGCGGAGCTTTTCAACCTCTGACACGGTTTTGTAATTATCCGCAAAGGCTTTTTCAAAGTCTACCTTTTTATCTTCGGGAACTGTAAAGCCGATTTCGGAGAGAAGTGTGTGTATATTCTTCATAGTAAATCCTTTCTGCATAGCTTGTATTCCGCTTTGCCTGCGGTAGAAATTCAGCCGTTATAACCTACGGCAGGGTAAAATAAAAGCACCTTACATATTCGTAAAGTGCTTAATCCGCTTTTTCTGTTTTTTCTGTTTTAACTGCTTTGGCTCTCGGCTTTTTGGGAGCGTCAGGCTTGACCTCTTCTGCAAAACCACCGTCAATGAGTTCCTTTGCTCTCTGCTCGGAACATTCAAAAACTTCATTCACAGATCGGGTTACATAGCCGTTCTGCCTGTCATTAAATGCTGTTGTTACTCTGATTTTCATTCTGTCACCACCTTTCTAAACCGGTCGAAATCGACGGGTTTAACTGTTAATCTTTACTCTTAAATGTAATCGGCAAAATCTGTTTAGGCAGGAAGTTAATTTCATAACGGTATTTGTCCACTTCTGCACCGCTTATGTCCTCTACAACATACATAGTTTCATCATTAAGACCTATGATATGCTTTTTGTATTCACCCTTGCCCGTTTCGCAGACAACCTCAATTTGGTTATCGTCATTATCGACCTGTAATGAAAAAGCGGCAACAAGTTCAAATGACGGCTTATCGGTTCTTGTGTTAATAACCGTAAGCCTGCGTATCACATTGAAATTGTCTGCTTCCTGCGAAACATTGTACGATACTTGAAATTGTCTGCTTCCTGCGAAACATTGTACGATACCTGCGTTGCCTCGGTACAGCCCACAGTAACCAGTACGGTTGTTGCAATCATAACTACCATAAGTACAATTGCTAAAATTCTTTTTCTCATAGTATCAAACCTTTCTTTGATTAATAATAAAAAAGCACTCTGATTTCTCAAAGTGCTGATTTGATGTATTAAGTTTTGCTTTGGCAAGTTGCAGGCAAGTTAAATAATGCCGTAAACAAGCCGTTTTTCTTACTCTGAACATATTCTCGGCAAGTTAAACAACAAAACCGCCCTTTTTACGGAGCGGTTAGCTTTTGTTTCTTTGTTTTTCAAGTTCTTTAATTATTTCGTCAAGACGTTTTGAAGCTTCTTCGTTAGAACCATCTAAAACAGATTTGTTTATTTCTTCCATTCAAATAAACCTCCTTCTTGATGTTTACTTAAAAATTTATCAATAACCTTTCTGTATTCACTATCAGAACCTGTTTTTATCCTCTTTTTTCCCATTCGTTGTAACTTTGTTAAAAGTGATAGTCTGTCGTATCCTTTCAACTTTGTTAATACTTCAATGTTGCCATCGTTTTTCACAATAGTAAATGTTTTTATACTATCATTCTTAATAAATTCGATAATATCATTTAAAGAATAACTGCTGTTTCTCGGGTGATTGTGCATAACAAATAAATCTTTGCCTTGAAGTGCTGATCCAAAATCTATTTTTTCATCAGTTCCTTTAATAGGCTCTGTAATCATTTTGGACACATCATTTTTTAACACGAAGGCAACTTCTTTATTTTCATTTTGTTCTTTTGAAAATTTCAAAAGCTCCTTGTGTTGTTTTTGAATTTCCAAACACTGCTCTTCTGTATAACCTTCAATATCAACTTTAGGAATACGACTGATAGCTTTATCGGTTATCGGAGTAATAGGCTTTTTACTTTTCTCTTTTATTATACCACTTTTACCCGATTTTGCAACAGATTCAGCGGTGATTTTATTAACACTCTCTGCTTTTTTCGGGAGTTTTGAGCCTAAAGCATTTTTGCCGTTTACGGTTATTCTTTCCCATTGCTGAGGAAGGTTCATTGCTTTGGAAAACTTTACATATTCGTCCTGCCTTTGAAAATATCTGACCTTTTCGCCTGTGATTGTATCATAGTCTGCACCGCCCTGTGTGAGCAGTTCAATCTTCTGTCGGTCGGCACGCATTGCAGTTTCAAGCTGTCTTTGCCTCTGCTGTGCTTCATATGCCGTGTACTGTCTGCCGTTATACTCTTTCGGCGTGTTCTCTTCCTCGTTCATACGGTCAAGTTCTTCATCACTGTATGTCGGCTTGTCAACACCCTTGATAAACGGCGAATAGCTGTGATAGCAATTCGCACCGCAAAGACCCGTTACTGTACCAAGACCACAGACTGTTTCAAGCTCCTTCTTGCTGTACACTCTGCCCTGCCACACCTGATGTGTCGGTCTTGCACCACGGTGATAGCTGACCTCGAAATATTCCGTGCCGAGCTGTTCGGCGTTGTCCTCGTTGACCTTTGCGACAACCTGATTAAAGCCTGTCATCAACGCCCTGCGTGCCGCCACATCAACACGATTGCTCCAACCGCTTGCATAATCGACGGTACGCAATCCGCTGTCGGTCATAGCTTTAACCGCTTTTTTGAGGACTGTGTTATAATCAACCGCACCGCTTGCAATCTGCATAAGTCCGTTGTCAAGAGTGCGTTGGTAAAAGTCCGCAAGCGGAGTAAATGACAGCGTATTGTCGTCATTTCTCACGGCAAATCCGAGTGAGCCTGTAATGTTCCTGTACTCCGATTTTGTCTGATTTTTGACCGCCTTTACAAGTTGTTGCAACTGTTTATTTTCTGCATAAGGAATATACTCTTTGCCCTTGCCTGTATAAAGCTCCTCATTTCTTGCATATCCAGATTTCACGACTTCGTCATAGATTCTGTCGATTTCATCGTCAGACACATCGAGCGTGCTTTGAATAAGGCTGTCTATTTCGTCCTTGCTCACGCCCAATTCATAAAGCCTGTTAATCTGCCAATCGGTGGCAGAGGTTATCTCCTCACCGTTAGCTTTTAAACGCTCCGTAAGGTCGGACATAATATTTAACTGTAAACTGCGGTACAACTGTTCCATAGCCGAGGGCAAAGCCTCAATTTCAGTCGGAGTGAACATTATTCGATAACCTCAGAGGACTGCGGAAGATTCTTTTTCGCTGTCTTTTCGTCCTCTCCATACCATTTCATTCTGTATTCCCATGCTTGAAGGATGCCGAGGTTTAAGTCCTGAATATCCTGCTTGCGTTCGGTTTCTTCATCGGTCAGAATACTGTCCTTGAAGTCGCATACAAACGAATAACCACTTGTTGTCAACGAATTGTAAAAGGCAAGAGCATACACCAAATCGTCAAGACAATAGCGGAGTTGCTTCTGAATTGCGGACACTGTGTTATATTTTCGGATTTTGGCTGACAAAACTTCCGTAGCAGTCTTTGCGACTGTTTCAGGGTTTGAAAGGTCACCGTACGCAAGACCGACCGCAAATTCAATCATACGCAGATATGTATTCAAGCCGTCCGTAATGTCGGACTGTCGGAACGCAGGCGAAAAGTCCTTGAACAGTTCTTCGTCGCCCAAATTCACATCAACGGCACGGTACAAACGCCTGTTAAGTCTGTCGGCTTTGCCGTCCTTAAACGCGGCAGAATCAACATGAATCGCACGCTCTCCGCTTTCAAATTCCCAGTCAAGCCGTCCGAACTGCATATCGGCTTTCTGAATGATTTCAAGTCCGCTGTCAAAAATCGACATACCGCATGATGAGCCGTCAACCGTGTTTTTAATCGGCACTCTGAAATAACCGAACGCAGGTCTTTTCATATCGGGGTATGTGACCGCAGGCGGTAAGTCTGCCCACTCGTCAATGATAGCGAGTGGAATTTCAGTACCGAGAACCTCGGATGATGACGAACGGTAAGCCGTGTTAGTAACAGTCAAGCCCTTGTCCTTATCAAGGCTGTGATATTCAAGCCTTGTGTAGTAGTTGTCACCGATTTTCTTAAATTCGGGGAAGATGACCTTTACAAGCCTGTGCTTTGCGTCAAACTCAATCGGCACAAAAGCATTTGCCGAGATATATTGCACCCTGTCACCGCCCAAAGGCTTGATAACCATTGCGCCTGTTGCAAGACCTGACTGTAACTCCGAATTAAGCTCCTCGGTTGCAGTTTCAAACAATTTTGACAGCGTTTCATTTGAGATGTTCACCGTCATTTCGTTAAGCGTAACGTTAGCAAACTCCCTTGTGATTGACTGCTCAAGCCTCAAACTGATGACATTTTCATCAAGCCACGGAGCTTTGCCGACATAGCAGTTTTGCCATACGCCGATAGCCTTTTGCATTTCTGCCGTAATCGCAAGCCGTAAATTAAGCGCCTGCTGAATATTTTCAAGCGGAAACATTCGCCTCCACACTCCTTTCAAAAAATCTATAAGTCCCATTATTCACCTCTGCGTTTCCATACTCTGTTCATTGCATATCTGACAGCGTCAATATGGTGGTTGTCTCTGTCGGGATAACCGCTGATAACATTGCCGTCCTTATCACGCTCGTATTCATAGTCGAGAAACTCCTGTGCAGTATGCGGACAGCGTGTGTTATCAATCACAATCTCCCGTAAAGACTGCAACCACTTCATTGAGTAAACAACCGAACCGGGTCCTTTTTCTGCCGAACGAGCCATTAAACCGTCAGCCCTGTAATCACCGACTGACTTCTGTTCTGCATTGTCGCAGGTAATCAAATCATTACTTGTAACTCCGTGCTTAGTTCTGAGCAATTCGGCTGTTTCCATGTTACTTTTTTTGTTGCAATGTTCCTCGTCAAAAATAATGAGCTTGTGTTGACTTGGAATATAAGTCATACAATCATAGGCAAACGGATCAGGATACCAGCCCCAGTCAACTCCTCTGTAAAATCTGTCAAAGGTCTGAATTTCGTCATCTGTGACCTCACGAATAACAACATTATCAAATACATTGCCGCCTGTGCCGTTAGCAATGCCCATATACTCGTTTTCATAGGCGGTAGGGTTTGTTTCTTTCAGGAACTCTGCGTCATCTATAAACGGCTTTCCGAGCCATTTTGACGGTACTGTAAGGTATGTACTCTCAATAACGAGCCTGTCTTGACGGGGAATTTTAACATACTTGTTTGCCCAGTTCTGTGCAGATTTCGGAGGGTTGAACGATTTAAATTTAAAAGCCGTGTCACCGCCACGAATCACCGACTGTTCAATCTTTCTGACAGCTTCCTCGCCCGTGAACTGGTCAAGTTCTTCAAACCACACAACGCCGATATAGCCGAACGGTACTTTGATTGATTTAATCTTGCCCGGATCATCTGCTCCACGGAAGTATATTTTCTGCCCTGTGCTTACCCTCGTGATTTCGAGAGGTGACACGGTGCAGTTAAACTCGCTTTCAAGACCGAGAGCAGAGATTGACCACAAAATCTGCTGATACACCGAACTGCGCAGAGTGTCGGCTACCTGACGAAAAATACAGGCGTGCATATCCTTGTTCTTCATAAGCAAATCAATAACATTCAGACTGACGAAAGACGATTTTGTTGAACCTCTTCCGCCGGGGAAAACATATTCCGAATGTTCTTTACCCTCAATATCAAAAAGCACCGACGAAAACGACGGTGCAACCATATTAGCCGGTATTCCTTTGTACTCCGAACCGTCACTCTTTGGCGGTTCAGACTTTTTGCGTTCAATGTCGAGATAGGCATTGTCGAGCTTGATTTTATGATTTTCAAAAACATTGTCACGAATAATATTTCTTAATTCTTTAATGGAATTAACATCACCTGTTTTAGCCTTTTTGAGAAGTGCCGCATTTACAACGAGCAAATTATTGACCAAATCTTCGCCAATCTCATCAACATTAATTCCCATATCAATAAGCATTTCCCAGTCGGCAGGAGTGTTGGCAGGCAACGAAAGTAACATATCCATAACCTGTTTCATACTCTTTTTACGGCGGCGTGACTTGCCCGAAGCCTTACCGCCCTTTGCTCCGTTTTTCACGGCTTCATCACGGCTTTGGTCAGATGTAAACGGTATTAAATTTTTCTCATTGGGCAATCACCTCACCTCTTTTATCTGATTTTCCCCCACAACACAAAACCGCTCTCGGGGTGAGAGCGGTCTGTGCAATTTTTATCTTAGGAGAGTTTCGCATATGTCCTGTTTGTCAAACTTTCATAATACCATTATACGCAGGGTAAGGGTGACATTCAATGACATTTCAAAATAATTTTACGAGAAATCGAACTTTTTTCGGAACGCCTGTAACGCTTCGCCGTGCAATCTCAGGGTATGCCTTACGCTCATTTCCATACTCTCGGCAATATCCTCCCACCTCTGACAATTTATGTAATACTCGGTCAAAATTGCAATGTAACGGTAATCGTCAAGTGCGTTGATTTTACTGCGGATTTCAGTTTTCAACCGCACAAGATTGTCAATTTCCCGATTGATTTCAGTCTGCAGGTCTGCAATCCTGTCAACAATTCGCATAGGGTCATTAACTCCCGATGTCTTAACAGGCTCGTTTTGCTTAACCGATACCTGCGCAATATTCAGCCTAAGTTTTGACAGCTCGTGTTCTTTCGTTCTGATCAGCTTATCCGAAACCCTGACCGAATATAAATAATCTTTAACCGTCAATCTATATCACGCTCCTTATTCACCTTCAACCAAAATAGTATTCCAACGCTTTCTGCCATAATATCTCCATTGGATATGACCGTCTGCAATTCGTACTTCGACATTTTCGAGATTGTCAAAGTTCATTATTCTTTCTCTAACGGCAATTTTGTTCCTCTCCGAAATATTATCGAAATATGCCCAACGGTTAATTGTATTGTCTATTTGTTCGATACTCCATTCAAGATCAGTCAAGCTTGCTACTCTTTTCCATTCTGCACGATGGACATCAATAAGTTTTTGAGCCCCTTCATATGTTTTGAACACTTCGCCGACTGGTAAGCTGATATGGTACGGGTGGTGATGTTCGTTAAAGTAAGAACGAACAAGTCTATATCCGCTATTATCACGACAATAATCAACCTCTATGTGGCTGTAGTCACGATCTTGGACTTTTACATATATACCTTCTTTTATTGCAGTTGCAATATCTTCTGCTTTGTAAGGATTTAAGTGTTTTGCAATTTCGGGCAACGGCTCAACGGTAAGTTGAAAAAAATCATAGTTTTCTTTTTTGAAAAAATCTTTAGGTATCTTTTTCCAATGTGTAGGCGTCTCGAATGTTTCATAAGGAATACCATTAATAAACCGTGTGTCCATGAAATCGTATAACTGAATACAAATTTCGTGTGTATAGTGTTCTTCAATCGTGCCAAAACCAATTTCCCATTTAGGTTCTTTTTTCTTGACGAAAAAGACAACCGTACCAATCGGAATTTCTTTTCTGTTTATGTTTAATTTATAATTCTCAGAGTAAATGTTTGCCTCTTCTGGAAGGACTTCAGTTATTCCTGATATCATTTTTATCTACCTCACTTTCAAGCCAATGTTTCGTGCAGTCAATACAGCTGTCGTTGAATCGTTCTTCCATAGGGCAACCGACATACGGAGTGCCATACGGGCAGTCGAAAAAATTCATACAACTCCGAGCCATTTCGTCAATTGACATCTGTTTGATTTTTTCAAAGTTTGTCATCGTTACTCACCCCTGCATATTATATGCCAAGCTGATTACATGCACGATAAAATCCTTCTGCCCATAAATAAACACGAGGATGTATTCGTTTACCACAATCATAAAGCCACTCAAAGTAATCAGTATCAAGTTCAGAACAAAAATCTACAATCAATTCTGACGGTATAAACTTGTTGCCGTAAATGCAGTTTGAAACTTCATGTTCAAGTTCTTCCCAGACATCATCTTCCGATTCCATATAACACGAACTATGTTCGCTATACGAAGATATTATTTCATCGGAATCAAAATCCTCAAGATTGTATTTAATACTCTCTACAACATTTTTTTCATCATAATAAAACAAATCTGATGCTGTTTGAATCTTGCTTATGTAATACCCAATATCATTTTTTACATAATTTTTAAGATCTGACGGCTTAATCTTATTATACCAAGTAGCAATGCTATCACCCAAATCACCGCTAACTATTAAGCTACCTCTTTTCTTATCTACTATGTAATTCACATAATAATCTCCGCTTCCATCAGCCCTTCGCCAATCAATAATTAGGTAACGGTCTGTGTCCTGAATAAGCGTTGCTTTGTGTGTGTTAAATTTCTCGCAGAATTTAGCGATTCTTTCTTTTGTCATTTTCTTCATCTCCTAAAAGTTCGGGATTGTCGTAGATATTGCCGATTACTTCAATTTGTTTCAAATCTTGATAATATCCAAACGATAAGGTTTCAAGTGTTGAATACACAAGACCAAAATACGCTGTTCCGTTTCTTTGTTCAAACACTACATTATGAACAGTATCACCATATTTTACAATATCCCCCTCAAAAATCTTCGTGCCGTTCTTGTCAGTCAAGCCTGTGTACTGTCCGACTGTGTCAGCGTCAATATGCCACACATTTGAGCTTTCGTTCTTGTATGGCTCTTTGATTACCAATCCTTTGGGTTCAATACTTAAAAAGCCGTACTTCCATTCGTTTCCGAATTTACCTCTGAATAATATTTCTCTCATCACTTAATTCACCTCTATTTCCAAATTAAGATAGCTTTCGTTATCTATCTCGTTTCTCAATTTCTGTCCATAGTCAATGCCTTTGTATTTTAATGCCATAGTCCTGTCGAACTCTTTGTGCATTTTAATAGAGGCATATTCTACATTGTTTTTGTATTCCTCGGTAAATTCTTCTGCCCCATCTTTAACATTTGCAATATATCTCAGGGCTTCAAGATTTAATTTATAAAGTCGCTTTGCTCCGAATCCGAAATGGCGACTCAATATTATGGAAGCAAGTTCCAGCCCGTAACCGATACCGGTATCAAACATTTCACCACGAATACGATCTTCGTGCTGTTTACTTCTTAATTTCCAGTTGCTTTTCATTTATCACAACTCCTTTTTGATTTAATATCGCATATTTTCTCTGTGCTTGCTTAATTCTCGCAGCTCTGCAGTCCTTGCAAATGTCATTACTTTTTCGTTCATAAAAGGTAATTCCACATCTTTTGCAGAATTGTGGTTCTATTCTATTAAATGATGTGCAGCTGTCGCAGTCTTTTTCGTTTGCCGTACAGCCGTTTATGTTATCCCAATAGGTACAACAATCTTTTTGCCAAAATTCAGCGTACTCACTCTCAACATTTGAGTTCTCTTTCGCAACACATTTAATTTCACCTGCAAGCATAGATAACAAGACTTTTACCTTCTCCTTGTCCTCATCAGACATAAACCTCTTGTATTTAATCGTCCTGTCCGGAAGATTATCGCCAAACTGACCATTGCCAATGTATGCTCTTACCTTATCAAGCCTTTCGGTCAAGTAATAGTCAAATACTCGACCTCTGATAGCTTTAGCAGATTTATCAAGCACATCTGACATTTCTTCATACTTATAGCCTGATTTAATCATTTCACCAAGCTTCTTAATTTCTTCAGCCGTCCACTTTATGTGATTATTTGCCTTAACCGGTCGCTCCTTAATACCAAGGTCTAATATTCTTCTCCGTATTGCTCCTTCCGTTCTATTAAGCAGTATCGATAATTCTCTATAGCTATATTTATGTTCAGCAAGAAATTTCTTAAGTCGCTCATCTTCAACAGCAGTCCAAGGTGATGTAATAAATTTATGGCTGTGCCTTATATCAGTTCTTCGCTTTTTATCAACCCAATCAGGTTCTACACCAAGATAATACTTTTCAAATTTGGAGAAATTCAAAAAGCTCTGATTCTTGTATGCCCATTCCCAAAATTCATCAATATAAACTACCTCAAACTTTTCTTTCTGCCTGCAAATCGTATGTAGAGGAAGGCCTCTATTTTGTGCCCAAGAAATTTTGATGTAACCTCCGCTACTTTGATTACCATAAACAGCTTCGCTCAAATATGATAAAGTTACATATCTATCTCCACAGCTTAGAAAAGCTCCAAGCTTTAATTTATTAACTTTGTTAAGTACCGAATAAACAGAGCGTGATAAATGTTTTGTAATGTTTTTTACACTAACATTTCCCCACGCAGATGTTAAATACTCAACTTCTTTTGTTGTCCAATTTCGTCTCATTTTGTATACCTACAACACCAGCCCGTACCTATCTGCTCTGAATACGGACACTTTTTGCAGCAATAAACGCATATGTACAAACCTTTTTCAGAGTACGGGCATTTCCGTATGCTACACGGATGATATTCGTGTTTACACTTGCAACACATTTGCAATTTCATTAGCAGCAATCACCCAATTTCAGATATTTTTCAATTGCTTGTTTTGCTGACCTGCTGCCATAACATACCTTTACGGCGTATTCGCACCGTGAAAGATTCTGCAACCATTTATCCTGATGTTCAGAAGTCTTATTGTTGCCGACTTTAAGCTCAATATATAAGCCGTGATATTTACCTTTTGGCACAGCAAGGCATAAATCCGGAACACCTGCCCTAATTCCTTGCCTTTTAAGATGTGCGGCTTCGGCTTTATCTCTTCTGCCACCATTTGGAACAGCGTACAGCATTGAAAGTTCAGGATGTATTTTCATTTGCACACATTTATCCGCCCATTTAATGAGTTTACATTGCTCCTGTGCTTCAGACATCATTTTCATTTCCTCTCGTAAAACGGTAATTCTTATTTTTATCGGCTTTAATAAAAATTTTCGGATTAGCCATTTCTGAAATTCTACTGCCTAAAGCCTCATCAATCTGCGAAATCTGTTCAAGTGATAATTCAGATGTTATGACAGTCGGCAATCCTTCATTGTATCTGTAATTGATAATCTTAAATGTAGCATTGACATCAGCTGTTGAGACAAAATCGCCCCTGCGAGTTTTAAAGAAATCATCAATGTAAAGAATTTCCGCTTGCTTATATGAATTTATGAGAGCTTCATACACCTCTAAATTACTCGATGCCTGCTTGATTTTGGTAATATCATCCTGCCAAAGCATATATTTAGGTGCTTTGCCTTTTTTGAGTAATGCTCCGACAATAGCCGTACATATATGTGTCTTTCCACAACCGGGCTGACCGCCGAAGAAGAACCAATCGGAGCATTTGTCAATGTACTCATATGCTTTATCTTTCACATATTTCTGCCAATCTGAAGTTGTCTTGTAACTTTCAAAAGTATATCGTTTAAGAAGTTTTTGAAGACCGCTGTTCTGCATTCTGTGAAGTTCATCTCGAATTTTCATACAATCACATTTGCAAGCAACCACATCATATGTAACCTGCCCGAAAGGCGTTTCGCCTGCCTTTACACGGTAAATATAGCCTCGGTTCATACATTTCTCGCACTCATAGCCAATGAGCTTACCGGGTGTTGAGTTAAACACTTTTGCTTCTTGTTCGGCTCTTTCTCTCGGAGTGAGTTCTTTAGAAGACTTTCTCGCCCGTTGGATAATTTCCTCCGCTCTCTGTGGTGACATTATTCTTGACATTATCGCTTGGATTGAATCCATATCCTAAACCTCCTCTGTCTTGGACCTTATTAAGCCATTTAGTAATGAAACCTTTAATGCCGGTTCTTGTTTTTCTCCTGCTCGGATTGGCTTCGAGCCACCCCAACATCGAACGCAATTGTTGTTCTACATCAACAGCAGGATACAAAATTTTGTAGTGCTGAACATCAGATTTTGAAACTGAATAATTACTCTTATCGTTCAAAGGTAATGTAATAAAAATATTTTTACCGGCGGTGTCGGCTGCATTTGCAGACGGCATCGCATAATAATTATTTCTATTTACTTTACTTTCCTTTACTTTACTTTTCTTTGTGTCATTCTCGGAGAGATTATGTTCATTCTCGGAGAGATTATGCTCATTTTCAGGTATAACTATATAAGCCTTTGTTTCTTCCGTTTTCAAAAGCCAATATAATCTATTTATTGTGCGACCTCGCACGGAGCGTTTTTCGATAGCGTACATATATCGTTCTTGCATCATTTTGTTGGTCAGTATGCTCTCCCTATCAAACAGCCCGTTATCAAACAGCCCAATTCGTAAGCAAAGCTTAACTACCTGATTTACCGTATCTGATTTAATTCCACCGCTCATTCGTTTCGCTATCGTGGCAGCACTGGTTTCTTCTCGCCACTCATAATAGTAACCATTTGTTGCATAAGCTTTGGTACAAATCCAAAAAAATACTCCAAAGCCGTCCCAACCCTGTGCATCAATAAGCACATCAAATCTCTCATCATCATCGAACAAGTGAACATCCCAAGCCGCAAAGTCAAGCCCTCGCTTTGGTTGTCCAGCCATTCACTGTATCACCTCTTTCTTTTTGTATTAAGTTTCAGCTTTGTACAAAGATATTCATCAAGCTCTATACCGTAGATTTTGTACTTATCAAACAGCTCTTTTTCGTGCCGATGTGCTTCATCGTGGTGCTTTCTGCAAAGGCATATAGCTTTTAATCCTATATGTACAATCTGTTCCCTATCTCGCCCCATACCAATTCTGTCAACATGATGAACTTCACCTGGTGCATTGCATATTGCACACTTACGATTTTCAAGACAACTGTACAAGTATCTGCCTATATCATCTGTAACATTAAGCAGAGTATCTCTTGTTCCGATATTTTGGTAGAAACAAAAATCTATCAGATAGCTTATGAAATCTCTTGCTACGCTTTTTTCGCAATCAGACAGCGAAAAGTATTCAATGCCAAATTCACCGCAAAAATTAAACTTGAAATATTCTTTAATCCATTCGGGATTATCTCCGCACCAAAATGCTATATCTCTGATGATTGCGTATATTTTTCTTCGCTGTTCGGCAGAAATCGTGCGTCCGTCAACAATTCTGAGTTCAATTTCATGTACTTGTTTCTGTGCAAGTTCTCTGCCGATACGCTCATGCGGTCTTACTATTAAGTTATATCCGTCATAAGATACTATGTTCGCTGATGTAATCATACTAAGTCCTCGTGTTGGTGCATATAAACGAAGAAACTGTTATTACCCATATTTTGATACAACCATTCATCGCACTTTTCTTTGCTCAAATGTGTACGAAGAACTCTATCTTCGTACACATATTGACCTTTCAATCGTTTATCTTTTATTCGATTAAGTAATTCTGTTTTTGAGTAGTTAGCTTCTACAAGATACAAATCGTAGTTCTTAGCTGTTATATGAGCGATTTCCGATGTATCAGTTGCGTATATAACTTTATATATCCCCTGTTGAGTGTTGAAGTGTAACTTCCAGCCGATATTAGGAACATCATGCCGAAGTGGTACTGCTGAAAAAGTAATATTGCTGATTGAGTACCATTTATCCTGAGCGACTATGAAAGAATTGTATTGAAAGGAGGTATCACCTAATAAAAAAAGCTTTTTGCAAAGATAATTGGGGTAAATTATCCGAATACAAGGGTGTTCGGACAGCAGTCGCTTTAGAGTAGCAACATTACAATGGTCTCCGTGTTGATGAGTTAAAAAAACATATTTAACTCGGTCAACCACTTCACACTCAACAAGTTTGCTGAACGGCACTCCGCAGTCAATCAAGACCTGACCGTCAAGAAAGACTGCGTTGCCCTTAGAGCCTGTGCTTATTATCTCTAAATCAATCATTTCATTCTGCAAGATCATCAATAGAGAACTGTTCTTCATCCGGTTCAGATGAAGATGAATTGTAAATTTCAGGTGTTTCAGCAGGAACTTCTGCATCAATCATGGTATCGGTGTCATAATCGGGAGTTCCGTCAGCATTGATAATATGATTATCAGCTTCATATGCTGTCTGCATTTCAACACTCATAATACCCCATTTGCTTATAAGCTGTCTGAGCATTGTCTTTTTTGCCATAGCATCAAAATCCTTTGCCCAAAAAGTGTAACTTGTACCATTATTGACATCGCTTGCATATCCGGCTGAATACTTTAATGCGTGCTGTTTCATCTTATCCTTACTCCAGTAAAGAGCCTTTTCAAAGCCATTTACATAGCGAAAATAAGCATAGTATCCGATAGTTTCGGCAGATTCACGCTCTGTTTCATCTTCAATCATTTTAATTGCTATTTCCTCGGTGAGTGGGTCCCAGTTAAGTAGTTCGCCCTCTTTTACTTCTACAACATTAAGTCTTTTATACTGACCACTACGAATAGCGAGCTGTATGTATCCACGATAGCCAAGAACAAATGTAGCTGTTGTACGCTTATTCTTTCTGTCCTTAAACGGGACCATATAATACTGACCGAGCTGTGGTGACGGAGGAAGTCCGAGAGAGTGACCGCAAAGAGCCGCCGAAAGAATTGTAGCTGCATCGCATTCTTCGAGTGCAGGATTTGTACTCACCACAGATGTGATAGCCGCCGTAAATTTCTGAATTTCCTTCGGGTCTTTCATTGAGTTTGAAAGACTTTTCTGAAAAGCTTGTGTCTGGAGCATTGACGAAAACTTCGGCTTTCTCTGCTGAATCTGATTGTTTTGATTATTATAATTACTCATAGCGCAATCCCCTTTCGTTGATTAACTGCTTAACAGTGAGTGCAAAATCTTTAAGCTGTGATTTTGTACCGTAAACCTTGAATGACAATGACAGAACTTTTTCATCTTGCTGTGGCTGTTCTGATATTTCTTCAACCGGAGGAGCAACTTCTTCAGGCACATTTGCAACAAACGGTTCATATTCGTCAAGAGTGTTGCTCACAGCCTGCTCGGCTTTTTCACGCTCTGCTCTTTCGGCTTCTGCCCTTGCTTTTTCTTCTTCAATAGCCTTGTACCTCTCGGTTACGGAAGTTATTGCAACCGATACATTCAAAGACCGCTTATACTCGTACAGGATTTCGTCCTTGTGCTCCTGCGTTGCGATAAGCTTTAAGTCATCCATAATCTTGTCAAGGTTAGATTTTATAGTTTCTTTAAGCTTTTTGAGAGATACGCTCATAGTAATGTTTAAACTAACTTGCTCATATGCCACAAAATCAATACCGAGTGATTTTGAATACTCATCAAAATAGCTTTTTGATTTTTCGTACTTTTCCTGTTTAAGACCCTGCTCAATGGTGTCAACCTTACCTTTAAGGGCGGAATCAGCTTTCTTATAAGGCAATAACACGCAATCTTTGTAAACTGTTTCAAAAGCCTCATAAGGTGTTATTATTTCCGATTTAACCGCTTTTCGGCGAGTTTCAAATTTCGCAAATTCCTTATTGAGCGATGAACGCAACTTCTTGATTTCCTTGTAGTTTTCGTCTGTACATATCATTTCGCAGGCAGTGTTTACCTTTTTCTCAATTTCAGATTTAACCAGCTTGAGATTCTCGATAATGACAGGAATCTGAGCTACCTGAATTAAATCGGTTGAATCAGGTTCTACATCATTAACTGTTGACAGATTTTTTACTTCTTCCATATCAGCAGTTTCAAGCAAATTAACGGGTTCTGTAATTTTGGTCATTTTATGTTACCTCCTTAATCTATTGACCATTCTTCCTCGGTAATGCCGTGAAAAAGTTCGGCACATTCACGAGAACAGAAAATATCATCATTTGTATCTCTGAAATATGTATAATCATATCTGAGTTCTGCGTTGCACGCTCTGCAATGCCCCATTACCAGTACTTGCGGTGCGTTTGGGCACATCGGATTACACGGAGTGTTTCTGCATACTTCGCACATTTTAATATCTCCTAACTATTGATTTTTCGATTCAATATGATATAATGAGCTTGTTTAAATTTCTTTTTGTTTAATCCCGTGTTGCTGTTCCTAAGCAATGCGGGATTTCTCTTTGCCTGCAAGTTGCATTTCAAACAACGCCTTTGATACTCTTTCAGCTCTGAGTTCTTCCCTGATAAGCTGTTCAAGGTAATAATCCTCAAGGCGTTCACCGTTTGCATCACCAAATCGGCTGATAATAACCGCCAACTTGTTCTTAGCGTGTGCCTTAGCAATTTCAAACTCAGATTCAGTGCATATGTATCCGTTTGAGGATATAAAATCAGTGTAATTCAAAATATTTTCCCACCTTTATATTTGATAAACATTTTGCTAAGGTCCGCAAAATGTTCTTTTCATCAAACAACCTTGTAGTCGTTGGCATTTTCAACCCCCACACATTCAAAGCCGATTGTTTCGGGTTCTGATGATTCATAGGCTTTGAGCTTATTGCGAAGTGTACGGTTTTCGTTGCGATAACCGCTTGATGTCACCAGTTCAAGGGCGAGGTCTGCCCTTGCGTTTCTCAGCTCAATGCTGAGATGTCTGTTCTCTGCTCTGAGGCTCTCATTCTCCTTAAGCAGTTTTCTGCGTGTAAGTAAATCTTTAAATGCCATTTTGTGTCGTTCCTTTCATTGGGTTTGAACCGAGAATATAATTGAGAAACGGTATTCTCGGAATACGGATAGATGTGCCGACTACAATTACATTGAAGCCCAATTTTTCGGGTTCGTCCTTTGCCTGTTCACGCAACTTTTGCGGAGCAACTCCAATAGCCTTTGCGGCGTCCTCAGAAAGCAGATAGAAATCACTGCTATCCATAATTTCTTTGATTTTTTTGTTCATCTGAACTGTGTCCATATAAACACCTCCCTACTTTATTTCAATTAACATCTTTTTCGATTGTGCAGTCACCTCTGTAATCACTTTTCAGCAGATTCATAAATTCTGCGATTTCATCGGGTGTGCCTGTTATCTGCATTGTTATCACCTGCTTTCTGTTTTACCTATCTTGATTTCTACACCTAAAGCCGTTAAGAGCCTGTCGGCATTTTCAAGAGAAATACTCTTCTTTCCTTTCTCCCAATACTGAATAGCTCTTTTAGTAAAGCCCGATTTCTTAGCAAGCTCACTTTGCGAAAAACCTTTCTGTTTTCTGCTTTTGAGCAATATTTCAGCAAATTCATTGATGTGCATTGATTTCACCAACTTTCTATGATATACTATATGTAGTGATGAACGGCAATTCATTACACTATATAATGAAAGGGGTCTTTGCTTATCAAAAAGGCAATTTATAACTGCGAATCATTGAACGATAACTTTAGTAAGAAAAATCTTGAAATCGAATATCCGTCAGTCTGTCCTATGTGTCACAAATCTGGCGACCCCTCGTATTTAAGCTCCTACTATATTGACGATGAACATACTTATCCAAATCTTTTCGTTCATTTCTTCTGTCACAATTGTGAAAAGACCTTTTTAGGTAATTATCATATAGGTCCTTATCACGGTTTAACTGAACTTATGGGCTTTGAACCTATTTCTAGAGTAGAAGAACGAGAGTTTCCTAAACACATAAAAGACTTATCCCCTGATTTTTGTAACATTTACAATCAGGCTTATGCTTCCGAACAGTACGAATTAAAAGATATTTCAGGTATGGCTTACAGAAAAGCCTTAGAGTTCTTAGTAAAGGATTACGCAATAATGTTACAGCCGAACAATAAAGATAATATCGTTAAAGCACCATTATCAAGATGTATCAATGATTACATTGATAACAACAGAATCAAAAAATTAGCAGTAGCCTCTGCTTGGCTTGGTAATGATGAAACACATTACGAAAGAAAATTCAAAGATTATAATATTGATAACTTAGTCGAATTTATAAACGCTATTGTTTCTTTCATAGATTCTGATATATCCGCTGTCAATGCAGAAAGAATGATAGAAGGTAACTAA